CCAATAACCCAGCCTTCGCATACTCCACTCCATAACGGAATAATGCCACCACAAACAATAGGATGACCATCACCCAATAAAGTAAATGACATACCAGGTCGTGAATGATCGAGGCGTAGTTCTTCATAGCTTGCATCAATTTTAAGTAATTCATAATTTAAACCTTCTTTAACAATTTGATCGCCATGTTCCTGACGGTATGGAACAATTAAATAATTATCCGTCACTTGTTACAACTGTTGGATAAATCGCCAGTACCGATAATGGTAAAGGCTGATCTTGTTTTATAAAAATAAATCCATCCGTATTGTAATCGTCTCTAAATTCTATTTCTTTATCACCAGCTATTAATGTTGAAACTGGAGTGTCCATTGGATCTGATGAAGTTCTAAATGGAACTGTTTCTAAATTCGTTAAGCTTGGTCCTACCTTCGCACCAACTGTTTCAAATAATCTTAATGTAACTTTACTAATTCTTTTTGTTTTTCCTTGAGACGTTCCTTCTGCAGCTCCACCTTCTATTCTCATAGTTTGTAGAACACTGTCATAGCTCAAACCTACAACTGCTTTTGATGTAGAGCGATCTAAGGATATTGAACCACTCGACACAACCTTATCTGCATGCGTTGCGCCATCCGCTAGGATAGAAACAGTTTGACCTTCCAAGTGGCTCAATCCTGTCAGCGTTGTTGTTGCTGAACCATCATAAATAAGATGACTGTCCACAAATCTAAAATCAGTTGCTGTTGTCTCATCAAAATCAAATTCAGAGAAACACTCAACATATCTTTTAGTTGCACCATTGACAGTTCTTTTTATGATAACCCATAATTCATCTTCAGTTAAAGTTCCTGAAATAGAAGCAACACTTTCACAAACAGCATCGCCTGATCCGAAAGATCCACCAAAAATATGTCTATGCCAAGCAGTAACATTTTCAGATCTCTGATAAGTTAATCCTGATAAAACTCCATCGTCTCTAACACACCAAAGAATACTATCAGGCTCTTGCTGATAAGCCATTTCATTTATTCCTGTTTTAGTTACGATGTCATTTAATATGGTAAGGTCAGCGGCTACATATCCGTCAACGTCAAAATTGTAAGTTAGTTCTCTAATTTTTCTTTTAGCTTTTTGTAAAAATAGTATTGAGTTACCAGCTGGTTGCGCATCAACATTAGCTGATCCATAAGAGCTTTGTTTCTTAATTGTAATATTTGTTGGTGTAATAGCTGCATCCGTCCCATCCGCCGAAACGGTAAACTCACCGCCAGTTGTTCCAACAATTAAAGTTCTTTGTGCTTTTAAATATCTTATGGCATTAACCTGATTTGATGCGATGGTATAAATCATAGCATCGTCAGCATCGGTACCAGCAGTCATATTTTCGTAATCACCTGACTTTGAAAAATATAAAGTTTGCGGCTCAGCTGTAGTTCCAGCAAAAACCAATCTTTGTTCGAAGAATGATACGCTTGAAGGATGACCTGTTGTATCTGAGAAAGCTCCTAACTTCCAATCTGTCTTAGCATCAGTATTAGCAAAAGCTTTTGTAATTGTACAAACAACTACTGTGGTACTAGTACGAGCTGTAATTTTTGCTAAGCCACTATTAAAAGATATTATTCTTCCAACATCTGTAGCTAAAAATCCTGATCCACTATTAATTCCTGTAACAGCAGAAGCAGTAATATTAACGCCTGTACCTGTTGAAGCAGATGCTGGAGTTAAAGTTGTTGTCGTATCGTTAGGCTCTAAATATGGTCCGTCTGTAAAATTAACTTCTGTTAAAGACCAATTAGTATGACCAGTTCTTGAAAGCTTCATCGTTTCATGGTTTGGATGAACGATGTACATTACATCAGCTGATTGTGAAAATTTAATATCAAACAATTCTGCTGTTAAATATGGTGATGATATTTCATAAGCTGATCCACTATCTAAGATCTGACCTTTATCTTTAAAAAATCTAATATAAGTATTTCCAAATTCTAAAATATAAGTTTGAGTAGTTGAAAATTCAAAAGGTATTAATCTTGTTTTAGCAGCGCTTGATTTAACTTCTGCAATAAATTGTGTACCTACTCTTCTAGTAGCAGCACCTTGAGGATGTACTAAAAAGTTTTTTAATTCTTTGCAACCAGTTCCGTATTTAGTAAAGTCTGTTCTACCATCAAGCTTGGCTCCTAGTTCGCCTGATACAAAAGAGGTTAAAGCAAGTGTTGTTCTTGGCATAATTTTTTATAAATTTCTTGTTGTGTTAAACCTTGTTCATCTTTTTTACATTTGGTTCTAGGATTAATTTCGCCTACATCGATAACTTCTGTTAAAGCATATCGATAAACTTTTGTGTCATCATCACCCCATTGAAAATGTAATAAAACTCTTGGCTCTCTATATTTTTTTATTAAACCAGGATCAAAAGCAGTTGCGGTCATTATAACCTCGCATCAGTAAATTCGTTGCTCTCGACTGTACCTAAACTATTTTCTGTAGCATCTACAAATCTAGCCTCACGTAATCTTTCGTCAGCTGTCACCTGGTAATTCTTAGCTAGTGTTGCATTGTTTGTAATTGCATAAGCTATATCTGCAGCTAAAGCACTTGAGATACTTTCTTGTAAGTATGTATCGTATTCGTTTGGATCTGTAATTAAAGCTATATAAACTAAAAATACAGTTCCTTGATTAGTTTTAATTTTTCTACCTTCAACAACATAATCTATATCACTAGCAATACTATCTGTTGAACCTGTATGTATTTTTAAAACTCTTAAGCAATCACTTGGTAAAGTATATTGATTAGAATACTCTACTACTGGAGCTGCACTATCAGCTGCTAACTGAACTCTTTTAGTTAAACAGTTCCAAGCATGTGATCTAAAAATTCTATTTCTAATAGGCTCATATCTTTGGTTACATAACCTAGCATTCTTACTATCATCTGTTAATTGTGTGATTGTAGAAGCGCCCAATAAGTTTAAACCTGAATTGCAAATATCAACTACTGATGCCATTTTTTTCCTCGCATTTAAAAGTTATTAAAATTTTTTCTTTGTTTATAAAATCTTCGTCTATTTCCATTAGTTTTGTAAAAGATCGAATGTAACCATCACTAATACAAGAGTGATACGTTGGATAAGATAACGTGTGTGTTATAGATCCTAATTGTTCGTTACTGGTAAAACTAAATAAAGTTAAGATTAAAATATATTTCATGATTAGTAAGCCAGGCGGCTTTGATACCGCCTAGCCTAATTGTAGATAAATCTACTTCCTAGTTAACAACATATGAAATGTTCCATGACATAGTTCCTTCAGTACCACCAGCAGCAGCCATTGTAGCCGCTATATAGTAGTGTCCTCCAGGATCTGTAGTGTCACCAGCAAGTTCATACATTTTTTTGCTAGCCGTATCGATGTTAGCAGCTTCAAAACGAACATCCGCCATAGCAGCTTCATCAGCCACCGCACTTGCGAAAACATCTTCGTCTTTTACTGTTCCATCTGTAGTGTATATTCCAACATTGAAAGTACACGATCCACCTAATGTGTCTGAACCAATGAATAAACTTGGTACAGCTGCATTTGATGGGATCGGTGCTAACATAACAACATCGTCATTATCACTATCACCAGCCGCCAACTCAACAGTTCCATGTGCTGTTCTTAGAACACCATGTAGTTCTGCTGCGTTGTTTTTAACTTGAGGAGTAGCTTCAAAGTTAGCTACTAGATCTGTATTTTTAGTACCCATTTTCAGTTCCTCCTATTACGCTTCATGTGCTTGAATAGTAACAACTTTGGATTCTTCCATTCTAGTTGCGCCTATAGACATGCAGTTATATACTTGAGTTGCGTAGCCTTTGTTTGGCAGCTCATCAATTCTTGACATCAGATCTTGACCTAATGCAAGTTTCACACCATCCATAGCGTATGCTAAGCATAATCTTTTAGATGAAGCGATTGACAGTCTGTTAGAGACTACGAAGTTAAATCCTAAGAACGTATTAATTTCACCGTTACTTAATGCTTTAACTGTATTAAAATCCGAAGATGTCACTTCAGTAGTTCCTAACAAATCAGAAATTTGTTTTGGTCCTACTACTATGTATCTCGGAATTGATGGATCTACGTTACCGCTATCTAAGATTTCTTTTGCACTTCTTAGTTTTGCGATTGTTAATCCACCTGAGCTACTTTCAGTTATTTTCTGCGCAGCTGGTAAAGGCGTAGCTGTTGAGCCAGTCTCACCTGTGTTTGCAGAACCACTTATTGCAGCGATTACTTCATCATCCATTGCTCTACCTAATGCGAAAGCAGCAGCTTGAGCGTATGATGATGTTGGATCGATTAAAGTTCTGATCTTATCTTGGTTGTCGATAATATCAGCGTACTCATAATCTACCAAACTTACTCTTCTACGAGCGTGTGGAGTGTCGATCTGCGGAGTGTCAGCATGTCTGCTTGTTCTTTTAACCGCTGTAGCTGATCCTACTTGGTCGAAGAAAGCATTTTTGCCTACTACGCTCTCAACATCTACCGCACCTCTAAGAAGAGATCCTTTTTGTTGGCTAAGCATTGCAACATTGTTTGAATATTGCTCAACAAAAGCCGTTGTGATTTGATTAGACATTTCTAATCCTCCTCTTGGTTGGTTGATTGATTGTTGATTGATCGATTTGATTGACCGTCAATGACGGATCTAGTCTTTGCCTTTAAAGTCTGCAATTAGACTTTTTTCTTAGAAGGCTCTTTTGGAGTTATCTTCTTGGAAACTTTTTGAACCCATTCATAATAAGTTGTAGCTTTAGGAATTGGATTTGATCTATCTTTTTCAGATCCAAATTCAGTAGCTAATCTTAAACATTCAAGCGCTATCTCGGTATTAACCATTTAGCTGCTCTCGTAACTTCAAGACTTGTTCAACTGTTTTCTTATGATTAGGATGAGCTTTAGACCAGTATGGTGAACCATCTTCAGTAAGTTCAGAAATTTCTTTTTCTAACTCACTAGCAGTCATGTAACCAGTGCCATCGCCTTTTATAATTTCATCTTCAGATAATTTATCTGCAAGCATACTAAAAGCTTTTATGACATCAGGATTATCACCTAGTCTTGACCCATTCTTTAATATTGTTTGATTAAGAATATCAGATCCTAAAGTATCGATTGCAAGTTTCTTAGCTTGATCTAATCGTTTGTTATACTCAGGTCCAAATTCTTTTTTTAATAAACTTTCTACTTCGACTTGCTTAGCTTCGGCTGCAACAAGTTTTGCTTGTTCGCTTTCACCATTCATTTCTTGGTAGAACTTAATTAATCTTTCAGCTTGCTTTGGTAACAAACCTAATCGATGAGCTGTCTCATTAAAATTTTTTAGCTCTGTCTGGTCGATTTCACCTTCTTTAAAATCATATTTATAATCTTCAGGTGTTTTTGGTCTGCCTAACTTGTCAAAGACTTCTTGCCAATCATCATCCGTTG